CGCCTGTATCCGATGTTGGTTGATGCCTCTTGGCTATCCGTCAGCATAACTATGTTATGCACGAGCGAATTCGCTCAAAAGGTAGCCCAGGAGTCTTCAGCCAGCGAGGATGACAAGGTCAGGCTCGTCACTGACTGGGAAGACCAGACTGGGGTTAACGACGATTCTCTAGGTATTGCGGACAAGGTCCGGCAGTATCTAAAGTCAATCTTCGATAAAGCCAAGTTGATGAAGAACTTATGCGACAATACGGCATCCGTAATTGTGCAAACGCCCCATGGGCGGCGTTCCCAAAACTTGTCTTACAAGGCGGCCTTGGCCCACGGCACTTCCGTTGGAAGGTCATGGATTAAGAATGCCTTTGAGCGTCGACAGTCTTGTTCTGCGGGTCACAGGGTGATCACAGGAGAAGGACTGAACAACGTTAAACAGGATCTCAAACGGGGTCTCATCTCACGGAGAGAGGCGACGTTTTTGGGAATCCAGCTAGCTCTATGTATCAGTACTCGGTTCAAAGCATTGCTTTTACCCGAGTGGCACGCATGGCGTGCTCACCTGTTCATGGAGGTGTACGAGTGCAAGTCAATCACTTCTTGGGGCAAGGCCTGGAAGAAGTTTTCCACTGCAATCGGTAATTATCTCTTAGACAACCAACTTCTTCCAAAGTCCCGTGGACAGTTGGAGGAGCTCATTGCCAGGAATGATTTTTTCCGACTCACTATCGCGCTTCTGGTACGTGCTGGCACGGACCTGTTAGGGCCATTGGCCTTAGAAACCCGAATGTGGTTGGTATCTCATCTCAGCCAAACGCGCTTCCTTCCTGGACCTTCCAGAGGAGAGTGCCTTGGTGATTTGATTGCGCTGAAAACCCGCTTATGCATGCCTCGAGAGGACGGCTTCCGCCCGACTCAGGATGCATTTAACGCGTTTACAGCTAGTGCCATGGTGGTTGGGCAGGAGCTTACTACTAGTAAGTCCGGTAAGAAGGCGTCCTTCAAGGAAGTTACGCAGTCTCACCTCTCGCTGTCGAACTCAGCATCGCTAGAATACAAAAGAACTGAAGGCGGAAAGTTGGCGATCTTGTGGAATGAATTCAGGGAATTCATCCTCAAACCCGTCAATGCCCACTTCAGTGTGAGTATTAAAGCCTCAGACTCGCTTCGCGAACTCAAGGAGTTGCGCGACACGCTAGGTCTTAGGCTTATCCGCTTGTTAGGGCCACTCCGCAGGAACAGATATGGGATTCCCAGTCCTGTCGATGCAGAATGGCTCTGGCGCGGTGGCGATCGATTCATTGGTGTCAAAGCCCAGGAGGAATACCTCTATGGGGACTGGCACATGGACCAACGCATAATAGATTGGCATGAAGAGAGAAGAGACCAAGGAATTTCCTTCCTCGTTCCCCCTTTTGCCACTCTAGAGCAAGTGCGTGTTGCGCGAGACAATGTCTCGGCTCCTGTATTCCAGGATTTCCCTTCGCTGGCAGCCATGGTGACTCCAGGCGTTGGGAAAGCTCACGCATTTGATTCAGCTATGTCGAGGCTTCGCAGCTCGATACAGCGATTGGAGTATGAACAGAAAGACGTCTGGGATCCCCTAGGTAACCTGATTTGCAAGGCAGATCAGGCAACCTATCCAATTTGGAAGATCGCCTATCTTGAATCTCCATTGCCTTATGCCGAATTCGCCGAACCTGATAGTATCAGGACGGAGGACGGTCAGAAGGTACTCGATGTAAGCGGAGGAATAGACTCCAGGCTTGGCCTGCTTCTATTTCTCTGGTCTTATCGAGAATACTTAGAGTGGAAGAAATCGGGTTCGCCGGCATTGCCGATCGATCCGATACCCATCTCTGAGCCAGGTGTTAAGGCTCGGATTGCAACCAAATCAATGATTTGGATCAACCTGTTCCTCTCACCGGCCAGTCACTTCATCAAGGATTGCATGTTGCAGATCCCTGGATGTCGTGTTGGCCTTCAAGGCTCCGATCATGCTTGGAACTACGAAGCTAGCTGGGCTAGGCATCGAGACAAGTGGACCGAAGAGCAGTGTACGCATATCTCAACAAGTGATCTGACGGCAGCGACAGACTACTTGGATTTTGATCTTGCGAAA